AATAAACCAGACTGTAGTATATGTCTAGTTGCTGTATTAGAATTTGCTGCAGCCATTTTTTGTATACCCACTAAAGATTTAGCGTCTGGAGTAGAAGCGTCTCTAGCTTCATTTAATCCAGTTGTATCTCTTATCATTTGTAAATAATAATTATAATTATTTATCAACGCTTGCATTTTACCACCAGCTGCTCCGCTATTAGATATTTCTTGTATTGGTGTTCTTCCTTGATTAGGGTCGCCGTCTTGTGTTAAAGATCTACCTATTACAGATCCAGTTTGGAAAAACATATTTAAAGCTTCTTGTGGATTATAGTTTGTACCATTACCTAAATCTATTTCAGCAAGACCGTCAGCATCTAAATAAACACCATCAGGGACCATTCTTGACAATACCTGTTGTAGTTTTAAATGCGTAAGTTGAATCATGTCAGCAAAACCAGTTACTCTACTCACTATAGATTCTATACGTCCTTCATACATCCTAGGAGCTACTATATTGTAATTCATCTTTACTTTAGTATAATCACTTTTTGGCCTCATCATATTTTTAGCCATCTCCCATTTTAGCAGTTTATTTGTACCTAAAATTAAGGCGCCTTCATATAAAACTTCTATAGCTCTTTGTAATTTAGAAAATTTAAAATCTACATTTGTTGGTGGATTAAAACTATCGTCTTTAGGTAATATTTTCATAGATCCAGTTGCTGTTTCTTTAACTTTATAAACTTCATTCATGTAAGTTTTGTAGTTAAAATATAACACTTGTATTTTATTACCATCTCCATCATCAACTGATTTATTGTATCTACCAGAATATCTACCGCTGTTGTTTTTTATTTCTTCCAGATCTTCGTGTTCTAAATGTGGAAACTCTTTAACCAACTCGTTTATTGGTATTGTTTTTACCTCACCAACATAATATATGTCTTCAAAATAAGGAGAATCAGTGTAAGAATATACTAAATCTGCTGGATCAACATATTCTACTTTAGCACCTTCAGATGTGTTAAAAGTTGTTTTAACAGCACCAATACCTATAACAGCTAAATCGTAAAAAAATCTTTTTTTGATTAAGTCATATCTACTACCATCCATCAATAGGTTTATAGCTTGTTCTTCAGCTATCTCAACAGCTTGTTTATAATTAAGCTGCATGTGTAAAGATAGTTCATCTTCTGAATCAGGAAGTTCTTCTGGTGGAGTTGATGACAAGTCAACATTTAATAGCTCTTTAGATGCAGCGTCAAAATCTCTAAGTTTCATGTCTTTTAGTATAGTCTCCATGTACTCAGTACGCTTGCTAACACCAGCTGGATCTTGCGTATAAGCTTTTATATCATATAATCTTTCAGCAATACCGTTAACTACTATATCTACAAACTTAGGTATAATTGGTACTGGTTTCCAGTCTAAATTAAGATATGACAAGTCACCATTAATAGATAATTCATCTTTATATTTTTGAATAGATTGTTCTCCTCTAGCATATAGTCTTAACCTATGAAAATCATTCATACCCTGATCAAATCTATTACTATTAGAAGCATTATTAAACCACTCGTGCTCTATAGCTCTAGCAACCTTTAAACCATAGTCGTAGCTAATTTTTTCAGCATCACTTACTACTTGACTAGGAAAATAACTATTTAAATTTCGTCTATTCATGTTATTGTTTAATTATTTTAGACATACCTCCTTTGTTAGAATACTTTGAAATATGTATATTTAGCGGTTGTTTTTCTATTTTAGGGTTTGGAGCATATAAATGCCTGTTGTTAGCCATTATAGCTAAACCACTACTTATCGTAGCATCAAACTTTGTTCTTTTATTTATATCAAACTTACCCCAATCATTTAATAATTCATTAAAATATAAATTTCCAAATGTTCCATCTTGCTTCATTCCAACATGATCTTGTATATACATCTCTATCGCTGCGGCATGAGCTTGTTTTATGTCTTCACTAGAGTTTGGTATACCACCAACTTCTTTTTCTGCCACAGATAATTTATTCCAAGTTTTATCTGGTCTATTCATACTAAAACCTCTGTAACCTCTACGTCTTAAATAATACAAAAGTCGAGGTTTGTTATTTTCTGCGAGTATTGGCATACCATAGAATACTAACGCCATTAAAACATCTTCAAAAAATATTTCAGCCGTAGGTGGTCTTGATAAATACTCTAAAAAGAAACTGTTTGCTGGAGCGTCTTCCATACTAAACTTAGTTAAACCATGTAATGCTCCTTTAGAACCTCCTCCATCTACTGTTCCTGATATATCATACGAGTCACAACCAAAAGAACCCATATGTTCATTACCAGGATATTTAGTTCCATTTTTTACTATTATTCTGTTTTGTAGTTCCATTTTAGGAAACCAACTTATTTTAAAACGCCCTTTTTTATCTGGATAAAATATAACCTGTGTATCTTTTATACCATTAACCCATTGAAAATTACCTTGTGTGATTCCAAGCGTTCTAGACATTTCTTCGTTGTAATCTATTTGCTCGTATATTTTTATTAAATTAAATATACTTCCTTTTGCCTCGTCTCTAAAAGCGTGTTCTTCAGTTCTTGGGAATTGCCTATAAAATTCATTTAAAGCATCTTGATCTTCTTTTAAACCATCAGCTTCGTTTTGCCAATGATCTACAACACCTACATCTATTAGTTCACCGTCTGCTGCGAATACATCTGTGTCAGGAGTATTAAATACTGGAAATCCGTACTCATCAATAAATCCTTCGTAGTTCCATTCCATTGGGATAAACAGAGAGTAGAGACCAGATTTTGTCTGACCATTTCTATTTCTTTTTGTGACATCGGAACTATTGTATAATCTTTTAAAGTTTTCTCCACCTTTATCTAATGCGTTTGAAGTCGAGCCCATCATACATTTACCTATAATTCTACTACCTAATCGTAAACATGTTTTAGTTACTCGCCAGTTATTTAATATGTTGTCAGGTCTTTCCCATTTACCACTTTCATCATGAACTAATAACGCTAGTTTTTCACCATCATAACTATTATCACCTGTATTTTTCCAGTCAATAGTCGTATCTAATCCTTCTAATTCTTCTAGCTTCTCGTTAGCTGTAATTTTTTTTCTTGTAAACTTACTAGCAGGTACTCTATATGCTAATTCAGTTTTAGGACGATCCATACCATCTTGGATAGGTTTAAAGAAAAAAGGATAATTAATACTAATAGGTACAACTTTATCAGTAAACATTTTCTTAGCATCAGCACCTGTTTTTGATAGTATACCATATCTACTATCACTCGCAAGAGTAGCTAAATTAACTGTTTCTGCAGATGACATAAAAGAAAAGCCTGATCTTCTGTTTTTTAAGTAACACATACCATAACATCTTTTATCAGCTTTACAAGCTTCCCAGAATATATAAAACAATCTGTTTGCTTCTCTAAAATCAGGAGCGCCTACATCTATTTTACTCCATTGCAGGTACATATAATGTGTTCCTGTTATGTAGGTTGGTTTATCTTTGTTTACAAACCAAAAACCCTCTTCTCTTCTTTTAAATTCTTCATCTATGTAATCGTACCACTGTTCTTTGTTTTCTTCTGGATAATTTCTCCAATCAAATATATTTTTTAATTTACTTAATTCTTTTGGTTGTTCTAGTTTTACCCATTTTTTCTTGGCATGCACGTGCACTTTGGCTGGCAACTTTGGTAGCGCAATATGTAAACCTTGCATTTCAAGTATTTCACCAATTTGCCCAGTTTTTGATATAACGATAACATCATGCTCTTTATTGTATCCATATTTCCATTTTTTAGATTTGTTAAGTCGACTTATTGTCGTTTTCTTTATAGGTGTTACAACCTGTATTAATTTCTGCTCGTACATTACTTAGACCTTCCTTCTGCGAACCCTTTAAACACTCTCTCTTCTTTTTTATTAACTTCTTTACCTTCTAATAAGTTTTCTTCTTCTTGGATTCTATTAAGTATTTCAAATGCATCGAATATAGCTAGTTTTTTAGTAGCCGCTGCATTTTTTAATCTATCAGCTGACACATCATCTTCAGTATTAGTAATAATTTTTTCTTCTGCAACTTTAATTAGTTCATCAACTGCTTTTCGCCCAGCTAGGATTATATTCTTCTTCGTTTCCTTGATATTCATATTTAATTGTAATAAAATTAGATAAAACTCTGTATAGTCTTTCGCCATCAACTATAAACTCATATTCGCTGTTTGGAGTAAAACCAACCAACTCGTTAACACTTACTGTACCGTCTGAATATTTAACAATACCTTGTAATGGTTTTTCAGATTCAATATTAAATTGATCTACTGCTTTTAAAGGTTTTACAAAACAATAACCTTTTGGAGCTATCCACTCTTTATCTCTTTTATATAAAAAGATTTGATCATGGTTTATTAAATAAGTAGATTCATTAAAAAAACTTCTACTATTTTTTTCTATGCCTTTTACATTGTGCCATCTTCTAAAAACATTATGATGTACTACAACAATATCACCTGGTTTTATGTTTGTATCACCAATAATAGGTGTTGATATAACAATAGCTTCTCTGTTAGTATATTGATGATTATATATTTCAGTATTAAGTATTAACTCCGAATCACCAACTTTCTTTTTATTATTATATCTTTCTCCTTTTGGTGTTACAACAAAGTTGTAAACGCTTTTCATTTTTTTATTTTTTTAAGTCCTATAGCTGCTAACGCCGCTAAGACAATACATATTGGACAAGGACACATACTAATATTCTAGATTATATTCTACAGACACCGCCATGTTTTTATTAAAATCTTTCCAAGGTAACACATCTTTATTTTTTTTAATATAAATAGAAAACTTATCTTCTTCTTCTATTATATCACAAATTTTATGCCCACCATAAACATCTTGTCCTACGGCATAGTGCATAGCGTCGTTTTTATAATCTTTACCTATACTAATCTTTCTTATTAACTTCGCCATTTTCTTCTTCGTAATTTATAGTACCATCAACAATATTAATATCATTAGTACCGTACTCTTTTTTCAACTCTTCTTGAAGTTTTATCATCTGTGAGTTCATAGAAGATAGCTGATGTAATATATTTTGTTTATGTGATTCAACTCTACCTATTTCAGCGTAATTTGAGTTTATTGTATTGATTAGTTTTTGAATTTTTTGCAACTCTTCAGCTGTAACTTTTTCTGCTTTAGACTTTAAGTCTACTATTTTTTCTTTTTTTGCCATTTTATTTAATTTTAGTTAATTTAATTTTATTTATATATTTATCCCAATTTGTATCGCTTGTTTTATTTCATTATACCAAAACGCTTGTGAAGTGTTATCACTAGCATTTATCAAAGGAATTACGCTAAACGTGTTTGATTTTCCATTCCAAGAACTAATAACTGTATTCCAATCATTAAGACTGTGGTTTGTACCTGAATCGTTGCCATAGATACCAATACCTTGTAATGTTCCCTCTATAGCGTGTCTTTGTGGACCAGTGTAATTTGTTCCGGGCGCGTTACCATTACTGGCTTTTGGTCCTTGTGGAGCGTCAGCAACAACACCGTTTGTTATTCTCATGGTTAAAGCACTACCACCACCCGGGTCAATATGAGCCCAATGTACCGATGGTTCTTGACCACTACCCGCTTTTAAGCCAGATAGACCTTTTCCAGGAGCAAAACCACTACCGTGCAAACCATCGCTATAATCAACATTTGTACCAAACGTTATAGATTCTCTCATTTGCCTTACGTCAATCTTATAATCAGGCATAGGTGTTGCTGTCATATCTATACCCGGATTATAAAGTGAAAATGTTAATACTTCATTATCAAAGAAAGAATGTGCAGCGCTAAGCGTTACATTTGCACTACCATTACTTATAGCTGTTATATAAGTATTACTAACAATAGGATCTCCAGATGATCTACCTGTTAAAAACATCCTAAAAGCATTATTACTACCTGTGCCAATTGCATCAGCATAAGTTGCGTGACCTAGAGCTCCAGCACCTGTTAATTTTTCATTTTGTTCACCACCACCATTACCGTAAGTGTCATCTGAAGTAAAAGTTGTAGAATTAGAAGTAGCGCCATTAACTTGGGCTGTCACGGTTGCGCTTATTGGTCCTCCAAATAAATTTCTATGGTATCTATCTTGGTAATTTTGCCCAGATCCAGATGGGCCTGCTTCATTACCAACTGTTATAAACATTAAGTTGTCAACGGTGTTAGCATTACCAAAAGCTTCCCATGTTTGATGACTAGCAAAAGCAGTGGCGTCTGCAGTCAAAGATCTAGCAGGATAATAGTTTTGAAACCAAGTTAAAAACTGCTCGTTACCTAAAGCTCTATACGCAACATGTGCTTCGTAGGCATTTTTACCGTTTGTAGCGTTATTAGAGTTATAATCAGGTGCGCCTTCTATACCACCTGTTGCATACTTATCTTGTAGGTCAACTCTTAAACAGTTAGTAGCTTGAACACAGTCACCACCTGCTGCCGAACCACTAGCACAGTAATCGCAATCAACAACATCCCTAATAACAGGCATTATATCATCCATAGAACCACTTGCATCAAAACTTAATAGTAAATAAGTGTTAGCATTCCAATTATTAACTGGAGTTCCTGGGTTTTGACTATTTATATAATAATTTGTCCTACTTAACATAGTAGGATGTCCTAAACCTGTTGTAAAACTCATATTCTTATATTTTTTTTATTTACCAAAGTAGCATATTATACCACCATCAGCGTCTGATGCTCCTAACTGAACCTCTGTCCATCTACCATATATAACTATACCTGTTGGAAACGACGTGCCCTCTATAGTAGTACCACCAACACCATGATATGGGTCTAAAAAGAATATAGTGTTGTTAGCGTCTATATTTGCTAAAGCAGCTAAGGCCGCGTCAGCTTTACCTACAGCTTTTACGGTTAATGTAGTACCATAAGTACCACCAGTAAGACTAACAACTTCTAAATATGCTTTATTTGGTCCATTGTATATAGGTGTTATATGACCAGCTGCAGCATCTACACCAATACCTAAGTCAATAGTACCAGCATCATCACCTACTACTATTACTTGTCCTGGTTTAATATCTTTATTTGCTATTACATCAGCTATAGTAATTACACCAGCAGCCGTAGCACTTGTAGCAGCCGCTCTAGTTACACCTAAAAAATTAGCATCAGGTCCACCAGCTGATTTTAACTCATCATCTTCTATTGTTATAAATTGAGGTCCGAGATTATCTAATGTTTCAGTGTGAAGTTTAGATAAACTGTTTGCGGCAACAAACTGAATAGCGCATATAACATGATCTTTTGGTGGATATATTGGTTTATCAGCTATATTCATATAAGCACTACCTAACTGCCCAAATCCATATGCTACCTCTGTTGAATTTTGTCCCATAATTTTATTTTTTTATTTTTTCAAATGATCGACCGCCAA